AGTTATAAATGTGGTTACCCAAATAAAAAGCCTCTTAATTAAGAGGCTTTTTCATTTCTTTAATAATTTCGTTTTTATCAGAACTCCCCTTGCTACTCCCAAAGAAGTACGCATCAACCATTACTGTGATAGTACCCAAAGTGCCAACCATTGTATTTAGCATCGCACTGTCAAATGTTTGCTTGTAAATCATAATGATTAGGATTCCAAAGAACATTAAGTTAATAACAACTGCCAGTCCGTAAATTAAAAAATCTTTTGTTTTCATTTAAATTGTATTTAAGGAATGATTAAAAGCTTAAAAATTGCATAACAAAAAACGATGCGAAAAACAAAGCAAGAATTTTAATAAAAAATTGCCAATGCATAAATGTTTTATCTAGTAATCCTGATCCTATATAATACCATTTTTGTCGTGCTAATACGTTATATGTCAAGTCGTGCAACGTCCAACGAATGCTTGCGTAAATGAATGCTAAATACAATACATCGTGCATACTCTGAACTATTGGATTAACCGAAAACCACCCAATTGTAAATATTACAAGTACCTTAATTACAACGTCAATACTATGCCAATATTGGTATTTAAAATTAAATACTTTAACAGTTTTACTATTCAATATAGCGTAGTCGTGCCACGCATCTAAAACGCTGTATAGTACAGCAAAAATTAAAAAAGCTATCATATTATTATTATTTAGTTACCCAATTATTATTTTCAAAAAAATAAAAAACATTTAAATCGGTATCGTAAACGATACTACCATTAGTAGTTGTTAGTGCAGTTCTTTGGGCTGTTGTTAGTCGTGGAACAATAAAAGCACCGGTTGTAGTAGATACTTCTAACTGCCCATTAACTATTAATTTTTTGTTGTTAAACTCACCATATATAAGTGGCGTTGTGGTATTAGAGTTAGATATATATAGTTTGTCTGAGCCGGTTTCGTAATATCCCGATTTATAACCTAATAAAACATTACCATTACCCGTATTGTTATAGCCTGCGAATGAACCTATAACAGTATTCTCACGTACATAACTGCTATTCATCATACCGAATGCACCAACAACAGTATTGTCTGCATGTGTTATAGATTTGCCGGCATTATGACCTATAAGTGTATTTCTATGATGATCGCCATTACCTGCACCAGCACCAAGTGAGGTGCTGCTAAAATTTGTATTAAATAGTATTTTACCCGCAACCTCAAATATGCCACGAGGTGTAGCTGTACCAATTCCTACCGACCAGTTAGATGTTGCCGGCGAAATGCTCCATCCTGTATTTTTTACCCACATAGCTTTAGCTATTAAGGTATCGCCATTGGCAAAAATAGTATCGCCATTTATTTTAGTTTTATTACTAATAACAAATGTGTCTGCCGCACCAAATATAGTGTCGTTAGGCAATAATAAATAATTAGTTGTTAGACTGTCAACGTTAAAATTAGCACTAAAATTGCCGTAATCAATAATAGTATCAATATACGCAGACCCACCTATCGACAAACTGTCTAATATACGAATTGCCGAAAAGGTTTTTATTTGCGAGTAGCTCATAACTGTTATGAGCAAACCCAATATTAAAAATTTATATCTCATATTATATTAAAGTTGCTTTATAATTTAAAGTGCAAGCTATTGGCACGGTTATTTTAAAACCATTGGCAGTACGGTCGGTTACTTTACAATCTACATTGTTGCCATCATTATCGTACACATAAGGAGTATCCATTGTATAGCTATAACCATCAGTACCTAGTGTACTTGCAAAAGTAATTTGATTAGTTCCAGGTATTAAAGATGCTATACTGTTACGATAGTTTGCTTCGTTGTTATAAACTACAAAGTTTGCAACATCTATTAATATCTCATTTAGTCTATCGCCCGAAATATCTTCGGTAGTGTTCTCATAAATGTATAGATTAATTTTATCTATTATTTCTGCTTGTGTCATAGTTTGCAATTTAATAGTAAATACTTATGTGAGTTTCTCCATTAATATAATTATTATTACTATCGAATGTTTCAATAAGTGGATAGCCAGTAGTAGGGTGTCGTTGTATTCTAGAGCTATAAATTGGTGCTTGATGCGACACCATTAATATAGCATCAAGAGGTACTGCAATATTTATTGAAAATATTCCAGTACCACCATCTATTAGATTAGCAGAACTTATTTCTATACTTCCTTTACTTGATATAACATCTTCCCCATCGCTACTAATGTGTGCCAATATTTTGGGAGCATTGTATCCAACAAATTTGTCAGTAGTTTTGGTGTTACCTACTATTTCTCCAATCTCATTAATTTTGACTAAGCCATTTTTGCCAAGCCATGTGTGCCCACTTGGTATTAAATTTAAATCAATTTCTCCATTGTTAAAATTTTCTTTCAAATACTTTCGATTGGTTAAGTCGTGTAAAATTTTAATTGTTTTTGCGGTTGCAAGATGGTTGTTGGAATCAAGAGTTAGGGCGTTGCTTGTTGGCAAATTACTTAGGGCTCCAGATGCGTTATACTTCGGAAGCAAAAGGCGACTTATTACGTTCGCATCATCTGCAATTTTAATGTACTCACCATTAGGGATTGCAGTGGTTATTTTAGCGATGCATATTAATTCTGTAGGTTTAGCAATTCCATCGGCATACTCTTTAAAAGTGCTCTCTGTGCAGTCGAGATACAGATATGCAGGTAACGGGATGTCGGCAATGCCTTCAAATGGTACTACTTTACCATCTATAAAGCAATAGCCTTGCGATACTGCAAAATTACTGCCATTATCTGAAGCAATAATACCATTAAGGATTACGTTCTCAATATCTCCCAATACTCCAGCTTCAATAGCCATAAATAATTGGTTTTGTAATTTTAAAAAATTGTCGGCATACCATTTTCGCACGCCCAGTTTTTGAATTTGTCTTTCCATAATTTTTATATTTAAGCCATACTTAATTCTACATTTCTCACTACTCTTAGCATTGTTTCGTTAAACCAATTAGCAATTTCATCGGCACTCATTTTTGCAAGCGTTGTATTTTGAGTATTTATACCACCCTTATTAAGCGCATCGATGTTTATAGTTATATTTCTAACTTGTGCAGCTGCACCGGTTACTTCTGTAACTTGATTACCTAATGTTTGGTTTAAATTACCATTAGCTTTTATACCATCTATGGCTAAGTCTTCATCGTTAAGAATGTCGCTTTTGCTACTTTCATCAGATTTCCATTTTATTTTCCACTCAGCTGTTTTTTCAGAAAGTTCTTTATTACGTAATAATCTGCCTTTATTAAGTGCGAGGTCTCTATCTCTATTAGCTCTGTCGATAGTAATTTTTGCTATATTTTTCTTATATTCTCTATCAGAAATATCGCCTAATAAATTTTTAATTTTTAAATAGCCTTTTTCAATACCATCGAAAAAATCCATAAAACTATTGCCCATTGATTGTATCATAACTGTAAAACTTAGTTTCATACCTTCCCACATTAAAGGGAATAATTTTTTTAGGTTTTCCCATTGAGCAGACCAGCCTTCTGTTGCTTCTATAAGACTATATATAACTGGTATAAGTGCTAAAATCCAACCCAGTACAGGCACGCCTAAAATGGCTCTACCCATAAATGTTATGCCTTTACCTGCGGCATAACTTGCTATTTTTATACCAACAAAACCTGCCGCAATAAAACCTAATATTGGTCCTAAAACACCCCAATTATTCCATGCAAATTGAATAATATTATTAACAATGTTTAAACCTTTTGCAACAACAGGCAATAATTTTTCGCCCATAGCGGCAAGTACAGTATTCCATCTATTTTTCACAATATCGCCAAGTACAGTTACATCGCCGTGTGCATTGGCAAGAGCTTGAGATAAATCGAACTTTGAGGCATCGAAAGTTTTGAAAGTGTTTAACAAATCTTCAGCGTTTGTACCAACTTTTTGTAGCATACCTTTTAAACCCTCTGGGCCACCTATTGCAGTAATTGCAGCGTGCTGTGCTTCCTGTGTCATTCCCTTAAATTTTATAGAAATTTGTTCTATAATTTTATCGGCACCAAGCATTTTCCCATTTTTATACAAATCAATATCAAGTTCTTTTCCTATTTTTGCAGCGTTTTCGGTTAATCCTTGAAAAAAGGTTTTTGTCATATTAGCACCTACATCGCTATTTTTAGCAATACTCGTAAAGCCGGCAAAAATTTTATTGGCAATATCAACATTTTGCCCTGCACTTGCAGCGGCTCCTAAATATTCAGTTTGAACACGTGCTAATTCGGCATAAGTTGTTATTCCTGTTTGTACTGTTTTAGCATTACTTATTAAGTAGCCGTCTATATCTTTAACACCTAAGCCCATAGCTTTCATAGCTTTAACCGTAGCTGTCATAGTTTCATTAAGATTAGCACCTGTAGCAACACTATAATTGCCAACTTTTTTAAATACATCAACTGCTGCCTTTCCAAATAAGCCAGTTCCACTTTGCAAATCGTAGAAAGCTCTGGTGCTATCATTTAAATTCGTTCCAACTTCAAAAGCAGCGTTTTTTATTGAGTTTTTATATTTGTCCATTTCTGCTTTTGGTTTGCCTAAATTCATTTGTTTTATTTGCAAAAACTCATTGTTGAACTCTGCGGCTTTTTTTGTTGCCGAAATTGCGAGCATACCAATTGCAACAATTCCAGCCCCCATCAACACGTATTTGTTTGTTATTAAGTCCATGCCTTTGCCAAGCATAGGCAACTCTTGTTTCATTGCACTAAATGCTTGAGCGTGCTTAATTTTTAACGCATCAATTTTGCCACTTACTTTTTTCAACTTACTATTAAATAGCCGGTCTTTTAATTCTAGTAATAAAGTTAATTTTGCAGATGCCATAATTATTTTATTGCGTTAGTAATGTCTTTAAGTACCATTTTTTCTAACCTATTGAGTAATGCTTGAGATTCGCCCATAAATTGACGTTTTGTAATATCTAATTGTTTTGTATGTGCCTTTACAGTTATATCTCCTTTTTTATTACTCCTATCTGGGCGTTTGCGTTTAAATGATGGTACATTAACAGTGCCTTTAAATCCTTCATTGTGTACTTGAGCGTACGGAACATCAGTTCCTATTATTATCATTTGTCGTGAAACATAAATTTTACGTATTGAACGCATTAGTCTGCCTGTATCGCGTAAAATACCACGTCTTGCACGTTTTTTACTTTCACCAGGTATTGAGTTTCTTTTTTTCCAAGGTTCTACAGATGTATCAACCCAGTTTTCTTGGCGAAACCTATTTTTAGAAAATAAAACAGCACGTGCAGCAAGTCGGTTAGGCAAAGCATCTAATGCACGAGAAATTTTGTATATTTTTCCGTCAAAACTCATAGTTCAGAAGTATAATTTGCAGTTTGTTTAATTATTTGAGCTTGTATTTCCAAGTCGCCATCGCCTGCAGTCCAACTAAATCTGTTATAAATACTATTAGAATTATTGGTGTATTCGGCTTTATAATTTAATTGATGAGCAATGCCAACACTGGATAGGTCTATTGGTTCAAAACTTACAGCTTCTAATTTACTTGTATTTTGGCTTTCGGTTCTGTTTACAAGTTCGTGAATGGTATTAATATACGTAAAAAATTTTAAAGCATTATTTTGTGATGCACTTAATTGTGAAGTGTCGCGTATTTGTTCATAGCCAAAGTGTAAGTTAACAGAAACCGTTTTATCTTCTAAATTTAAACTCCACTGAAATAAAACAGCAGGCAATGGCAAAATATCAAAAAGTTCGGGGCTTTGAAACTGTCCTTTGAACAAATCAAAATACTTTATAGGAGTTAGACCTTTAGCTATGAATAGTGCCACCGCAGTGCTATTTGTTAGTTTATCTTGTATTTTTTTAAATAAATATTCCATTTACTTGACTTTTATATTTTTTAATACTATATTTGTAGAAGAGTTTTGGATAACCTTTAAGCAATAGTCGGGAGCATTGACCATACCGAGGGACTATTTAAAACTTTTCTTTTTTTATTAAAACGCCTTTTCTTCTGTCCTTTTCTAAAGTTAAATTCATTTTATTCCATGTTTTTATTATTTGCCCTTTATCAGTAATGCTTACATCGACAATGAAAGCAAAATCTTTATAAAACTTAATGTATCGTTTTTGATGATCTTCAAATTCTTTTATATTGCCATTATCATCAATTTTATTAAAGATACTACGTAAATGCATCCAGACTTCATCGGGTTGTTTTAGAACAGTTTGAATGTGAGGAAACATAAAATGTCTCTCTTGCTCCCAATAAACTGAGTTAGGTTTTGTATGAACTTTAAATGTTTTCTCTTTCATGACTAATTTAGAACCTGAATAATCAGTAAAATTCATGAGGTTGTCATTGTCAATTATATCGTTTAAAAATAATTCTTTTACATTGTTTTTATTAATAGTCTTGTCGAATTTTATATTTTTATAATTATTTCTAATTTTAGAGTAAGGGTCAAATCCAAAATGTGTAAAGTCTAAATCGTTAAGTTTTCTACGCATTGCATCAATTGGTGCATAGTATTGTTCATCAGTAAAAATACGTTTACTTACAGGTCTATTTATTCGAAATGAAGATTTGCTATAAGTTTCACCCAATAAATCCTGTCCCTTATCTCCTGTTGTTATAATAGATTTATCAGGTGTATGTGGATATTGCTCCATCATACAACGGCACCCATAATCGTTGGGAGGCCATACCTTACTTGCTTCGTTTATTTTAAATACTTTACCGTCTAATAATTGATGTGTACTGCGAACATTGCTATCGCCTGCAGTAATATAAATCATATATGGTATATGGTCCTTTTCGCTTAAAGCCCTAAAATACGTAGCCGATGTTTGTCCAGTTGCTATTGCTAAATTATATTCAGTTTGTAGCCAATTTGTGTTGAAATTATTAGTTTGTTTTTGTACAAGTTTTTTGAACTCATTAAACGTATTGATTTTCATTTTTTCTTTATTGAAAATCATATCTCTACCAATTGCCATGCGAGCTTCTGTTTTACTCATAGCAAACTCATAAACATTAAGTTCCATTAAACTCATAGCAAGCACATCGGGTTCGGTATATGCAACTTCAATTGCACGTTTTCCCCAACCTTCTCGTAATCCTTTAATCAACAGTGTAGCTTCTTCGACCACTAATTTACTTTCTATTGGGAGTGTTTCGTTACTATTATATAACTCTTCCCAAAGTTGCTCTTCTAAGCGTTGAATTTCTGTATTATTAGCAACTGCTGTAAATTGCTCGGTAGTTCCGCCACAATTTGGGCAGGTGCCAGCGGTGTAATTTGGCAATGTTAAACCTAATGCTTTTATATTTGTTATATTATTCGGCATTTTGTTTTCTACTTTTTTTTTACCAATTATTGGAATGCTAAATGTTTTACTAATCCATTCATCAGGTATTTCGTGGGTACGTAGCAATTCTTTGGCAATATCCCAATGCTCTTTAAGTGAAAGAGTTTGGGTAGTATCAAACGTAAAAGTGTCGCCCTCGTTGAATGGATAGCCGTGTATTGCAAGTAATGGTAATAATTGCTCGTTAATTAAAAATGCAATATTACGTCTATCAGTTGGGGCAATTTTCTCGTCAAGATTACGTTCGTGCACCTCCGCCTGTGAACGAGAACTCCCACTATCAGAAATCATTGTACTACCAGTAATAGCTTTTGATATTTCAGTATTGTTACGCTCAATTTTTTTATCGAACGCATTTGAACCATCGGTTGTGTTGGCTTCTTTTATCTCAAGCATTGTGCCTTCGGGAAAAACAGCATACGAAGCTTCGCCCAGTTGCTCCAACATTTCTTCAACTTTATCAAGCGTATCATCATCGTATCGCTGAGATGTTGCAGTAACTAAAGGAATGCCAAATTTTTCACAAAATTCTGCCCAGCTTTGCATCATATTTCGTTTCCAAATGAGATTAGGAACTATTTTATTAATAAGCCCTAAATCATCTACCTTGCCAAACTCAATAAGCCATTGCTCTAAATCGGCTTCATAATTATAAATTTCATCTGCTTTGCTAAGGTCAGGTATAACTACTCGTTTTTTTGGTACTACATTGCCACGTGGTATAAGTGCTGTTTTTATTTTTGCACTTTCCATACTCTCAATTTCAATAAGGCTATGCCCAAATATTGGAGTTTCTGCCAGTATATCTAAAATATCGTAAAACCATTTTTTGCGAATAAACTTTGTTTTTTCTTCGTCAATATCGCCTTTATCATTAACAATTTGAAATTCGGTATTGAGAACTGAACTTTTACGCAATGTTATTTGGCTTTCTAAATGCCCATCGGTTTGTAAGTCGTCTATTAGGTTATAAAATAAATCTCTACGAGGTTTTTCTTTATCGGCAGCAATTAATGTAGCTGCACGCCACTTATCAATATCCTTACGGCTTTGGTCTTTAAATTGTTGTACAATTTTATCAATAATGGCACCAGTGTTATTTATGCCCTTGCTCTTTGTTGCAATTGCTTTATGTTTAGGGGCATTATATACCTGCCCTAATTTGTTATATATTTTTGTCATTACCACTTATTATTTTGGTATGGATATTTAGATTTAATTCTAATAGGCGATTTTGGGATACCATTATCGTCTGTTATTGCAGGTAAGTCGGCTTTTGCACCGCCCTGTATGCTTTTTAACCAGTCCAAAGCATCGTTATAGCGTAATGCTCTATGTTCAGGTATTCTGTCTGGAGCCGTGCTAGTATATAATATATATAATGCTATGTCGATAGTAATTTCAACAATATAAGCACTTCTTGGGTCGGGGTCGGGTATTGGGTTTGCAACTGTAAAAATTGCATCAACATCGTAAAAGCCTCCAATATAATTTTTAATACGGCTTATTGCCATATTTTCAGCAGAATGTAATTTGCTGTCAGTATAACCCTCTAATAAAATGCTTCTTATTTCATTTCTTATTTGAGCTTGGTAATCTGTATCTGTTAAAAATCTTGCCATTAAATATTATTTAAACATTAATTAAAACCTGTTTTTTTTCTTTTTTAATGTATCTGTGCGGCTTTTAAATCTTGTATTTTTTACATCTAATGAAATTGCCGAATTTAAATCTGAAATTGCATCTTGAAGTGCATCAGGTGCATCGTCATTAATTCTACTACCTTTTTCGAAACCTAATATTTGATTTACAAGTTCAATAATATCGGTAGTATCTTTATCTGCTAAGTTAAAAAATACATTGCCACGTTCAAAGAAAGCCGACATACTTTCAATACGTTCAACCTTGTTGGCTTTTGGTTTTTTATCGGCAATTACAGGGATATGATAACCACGTTTATCGCCTTCGGCATCGAAGTCGGGAACAAATATTGAACCTTGAGCAAAAGAACCTTCTACTTTATATCTAATATTGTATTTTTTAAGTTTCATACTCTCGTACAAATCGTAAAGCCATTCGGCAACTTTTGCTCTTGATGTTTGTCGTACGTGTGCTTTAATTACATGAAATTCTTTACCACGTTTGCCAACCAAAAGCATAGCTTTATAATCGGCAGTGTCGGAATAAGATAAATCGCCATACATTACAAGAGCTTCATATTGATGTAATGATAATCGTTGTTTGTAATGTATCCATTGATTTTTGAAGACAGTACCAACTTCAATAGGATTATCTTGATATTCTCTCTGAAAAGCAAGTTCGCCAATATCCTTTCGTAACTCTTGCCAATATTCTAAGCTGTAATTTTCTTCCCAACCACTTTTCCCGTTATCTTGAATTGCTTTTGCAATAATTATATGATGTTTTGTTTTTTTTCCATCACGCTTGTACTCTTCCCGTACTTTTTCAAAGTGTTCGCTCATCAATTGAATAGTACTTATTTTTGAAAATCTATTGTTAGACTGAACATAACGGCGTTTGCCACTCCCAAAAGTTCCCCATAAATCTTCTTTTAACCATTCAAATAATTCTCGTGTAAGCTTTGGATTTTTAGAGCGTTTTTTTGTATCTACATCATCAACCGAAATGTAATCGGGGCGGTTAGCTTGATTACGAATACCACGAGGACTTTGCCCAATTCCTAAACTTGTGAAGTACGCATCGTCTGACGTGGAAAAATTACCATCAGCCCAATCGCCCAATTTAAAACGTTTACCATAATCGTTTTCTAACCGTTTATTATACTGTATTTCCGCTTGAATATCGCTAAGTAACTTTTTGGCTTTAGTTTCATTTTCGCCGATAAGGAGCATAAAAAACAAATCTTTTTTTACATAATATAAATATAACGGAATACCAACATCTGCGTGGACAGACTTAGCACCTGAGCGAAATATACGTTGCAATACATATATTTCATCGTTTTCAATTAAAAGTTTTGCAGCTTTTTTATGATACCAAGCACTTTTAGCTGTAGCATAACTTGCTAAGTAGTACTCGAACCATTTGATGTATTCTTCTTCAAGTTGTTTTTTGCGTTTAGCTTTATCGCCAGCGGTTTCGTGAATGTCGATACTGGTACTTTTGACAATGATTTTGCAGTGATTTTCAAAATCACGATATGCTTTTTCGTTTTTATTATTCATTGTCAATTTGCTCCTTTATAAATCCTTTGGTTAAATCAACAATAGTTATAAGTATATTGGCAGCTAAATTTTGGGTCGTAAGCCAGTCCGTAAATAATTTTAAAACAGATATTGAAAGTTGAACAGATACACCTTTATCTACACGCTCTAATGCTCTCGTTATCTTGCTTAATGTGTCTGCGTTGAATTTAGGAGCTTCGCCATTAACAACTTTTTCTAATTCAGCTAATAACAGTTGCTTTATTTTATGAGGAGCCGCAAGTGTTTCGCTTTTCTTTTCTTTCCAATGGTATTTATTAACCCAATTGCCAACAGTATTTTCGCTCACACCAACAGTTTGTGCAATAGCTTTGTTTGTCCAACCCTCATTAATATATAGCCCTTCGGCGTGTATTCGTTTGCTTAAGTTTCCACTCATAATATTAACAAAAGTATGTGATATATACATTTGTCATACAAAAGGGTGCGAAACTCGGACGTAATGTCAGGTGTTCGCATACTTGTTTTGGTAATTGTTTTAATACTAATAAGTTTGTGGCTCAAAGTGATAATTAAATAAATGCTTATAGATGAATTTTAGAGTAAACGGAAATGTAGTTAAATTATATGGTGTTATTTGGGAAGGCGATGGTTCTTACATAAGTAATCAGCTTGAAGCTCTTGAGGGTACTGATGAACTTGTAGTAAGATTGCATACTCCTGGGGGTTCTGTTATTGATGGAAATATAATTGGAAATACTTTAAAATCCTTGAACAGGGAAATACATATAATAGTTGATGGAATGGCTGCAAGTATGGGAGCTGTACTATTAACTTATGCTGATAAAGTTAGCATTAGAAGCAATGCGTTTATAATGATACATGAGCCACAAGGTGATGGTCGAGGAACCGCAAAAGACTTACGTTCAACAGCCGATGTTCTTGATAGTATGCGAGCTAATTTTATATCTGTATTTTCCACACGTACGGGCAAAGGAACTGCTGACGTGGAAAAATGGTTAAATGGCGATAACTGGTTTGATGCATTAAAAGCCAAAAATGAAGGCTTAGTAGATGCAATTGTAGATTTAGTTATTCCACAGGAACAAATGAATGCCCTACGTAATATGAAAATTACAGCTTTGTGGGCTTCTACCAAAAGCGAGGCTGATAAATACTTTACATTCGAAAGTAATAACAATTCAAATTTAAATAACAATTCAAAAAAAATAGAAATGAATAAAGCTGAATTAATACAAGCCTTAGGCTTAAAAGGTGTAACAGCCGATAGTAGCGATACTGCTATTATTAATGCAATAAAAGAGCAAAAAGAAGAAGCTCTGGCAAAAGCAACAAAAGCTGAAGGCGAACTTCAATCTTTTAAAGATGCTGATAAAACAGCAAAGAAAAATGTTGTAATCGCAGTTGTAGATACAGCTGTTAAAGAGGGTAAAATAAAAGCTGAGCAAAAGGAAACTTTTGTTGGCATTGGTAATACTTCGGGTATTGAAGCATTAAATATTGCTTTTGCAGCAATGAGTGGACGTAAGACTATTGTAGCGCAAATTAATGGTGGTGGTTCTGAAACACAAGGAAAAGAAAATTGGGACTGGGATAAATGGCAGGCTGAGGACTCAAAAGGTTTAGAGGCTATGGAAAAAACCAACTTAGAAGGTTTTAAAGTTTTGTATAAAACTAAATATGGTGTTGAATTTTCAAGATAATTAAAAATTAAATAAAAGTAAATATATGAAAAGTTTATTGATTGTTTCAAAAACAATAATGGCAATATTTGCCGTATTATTATTCGCGGGTGCAGTATCGGCAGGTACTGGTTGGGATATAAATATTGTCGCTCCCGTTGTAGGTGCATTAAGTTTTATTCCAACAGGTGCAGGCATTGCTGCATTTGCAGGTATAAATCAGGAAATTTGGACTCCTTTATTGGTAGAACAATTTAGAGCTGCTGAGGAAGCTGGATTTTTAACCGAAATACCCGATGAAAGTAGATTTGTAATTGCAGGTCGTGGGGAAAATGAAGTTATAAACTTAACCGATATAGGAGCCGACCCTGAAGTGCTTATAAACAATACAACCTATCCAATTGGTTTCTATACACAAACCGATACTCCGATAGCTATTACTCTTAATAAGTATCAAACAAAGGCAACTAAAGTAACTGATGATGAAATTCAGTTTATTGCTTACGATAAAATTAAACTTGTACAAGCTAAGCATACAAAAGCAATTATAGAAACTCGTAATGCTATGAGTATTCATGCATTGGCACCAACAGCTAATGCTACTAATACACCGGTTATTAAAACAACAGGTGCAGATGATGGCACAGGTAGAAAAAAATTAATACCTGCGGATATTTTAAAATTAAAACGAGCTTGGGATGCTTTGGGAATACCAGCAATGGGTAGAATATTAGTTCTTTCAACTGACCATCACAACGACTTGTTAGATTGGGATACAGCAAAAGATACAGCAAGATATTCGGCTGATGATACCGGTAAATTGAATAATTTGATATACGGATTCAAAGCATACGTATATATTGAAAATCCTTATTATAACACCACAACATTACAAAAATTGGCATTTGGTGCTGCTGTAACAGCTACCGACCATCGAGCTTCGGTTGCTTTTTCTGCACAAGAAATGTTTAGAGCTGCTGGTTCTACCAAAATATATACCAATTTACCCGATACACAAAACCAAGCTTGGATGTTTAATGTTCGCCATAATTATATTGTACTTCCTAAAAAAGAGAGAGCATACAGTGCAATTATGTCCGATGCAGTTTAGGTTAATTCTTAGTGTGGTTTTTTCCCAGCTCCATTAGGAGCTGGGTTTTAACAAAATTGTTTAACAAAACGTAAAATAAAAATGAAAATTACTAACGAAATAAAAAAAACGGCAGCTCAATTATTTGCCACTTCTGTAAAAGAAAATGTATTATTTATGTTCTATTCCGTAATATTAAGATGGAATTATGCAAAAAACAATAATCCATAAATTGCGAAAATACTTTTGAAGTTTGTGTATGTGTTTTTATCTATAAGAGTTTTATTTACAGCATTATTAATATTCAATCCATTGAAATCGAAACCGGTAAAAAGATTCTGAAAACGAAACCAGTTCAAATAATGTTTCTGATATTTTGTTGAAACACCCGAAAACTGTTTGAGCCATTTTTTTAATCTCATCATCGTGTTGTTAATATTATTGTTGTGAACACCTGTTTCTACCATTATACCTTGTTTAATATCTGACGACTTGAATGTTTGATGATTCACATCGTTGTAATTTTTCAGAAATGCTCGCATTGAGGGTTCACTGTCGGTTATTATTGTTTTGTCAGACAGATTATTAGGATTCACTCGTTTTAAATCTTCTTCTGAAACGATACCTTTTTTTTGCATCTTTATCGGCGTAAACGTAAAATCCGAGCTGCGATTATGCGTACAAAGATATATTGTTTGATACGATTGTTCTTCTCTTATTTTTTCTTCTTTTCGTAAAGCACTTTCTACATTTTTAGGATTTTTTTCGCCGTACCATTGATCATATTTTTCTTTTCCTATTCTTCCTTTGACGCAAAATGGCAAATAAATTTCATCTAATTCAATTTCTTGCGAATCACCAATGGGTTCTACTTCTGAAATTGCAGTCAAAAATTTATGTCGCCATTGATGTGCTGTTTTGATATTAATTTCTAATAATTCACTAATTTTTTGACAAGTATGAGGTTGCTCTTTATCTAACATAATATACACAAAATCAACCCATTTATCTTTTAATTTGATGTTGTACAAAGCTGTATTAACATCTGAAAATTGTGTGTTGTTACAACCTTTACATTTGTATCTTTGACGTTCTTTAAATACACCATTTTTCACAAAATGACTCCCACCACACTTGCTACAAACCATTGATACACGTGGTGTAAAATTTGAGACATTAATCTTGTTTAATGTGTTAAATTGACCGATTAAACGCTCCAAAATTTTCTCTTGATATTCCTTTAATTCTGTTTCCATTTATTTTTTTTACAAAGATAACTATTTTATCTTAATATCTCGGAATAGGACA